AGAACGTTAGGGTATCACCGAGATTATAACCAGATCCACCTGCCAGTTGTGTTGCTGATATTGCCTTGACTGATGCCACTGACAACGCAGCAGCAATACTATGAGTACCGCCAACCACGTTCAGCGTATCGCCAGGTACATAACCAGCACCTGGTGTAACTGTAGTCGCAGATGCTACATAGGTGGTAGCAGCCACAAACGTTGGATTGGCCACAGTGCCTGTGACAGCGCCATAGTAAGTCTGTGTCACAGGCATACCAGCATTTTGCCACGGATGAGTGAGATCACTTTCTGTGGTGATGTCAGCAAAGGCTGTGTCAGTACCATCGTAATTGGTTATTACTAGATAGTTGCTAGAACCACTGGTTGCTGTGCTAGCATAGGCATTGAAGCTATTAGCATCAAGAACAGCGTTGATATCAGATACGAACGAAGTCAATGTGGTGCCGCTCAGCGTTATGGTGACCGGTATGCTATCGCCAATACCTATGGTGCACTGATTGCCCACTGTGAATGTTGGATTAGCAACAGTACCGGTGATAACACGCGGCACTGCTTCACGCCATCCCCAACCGGGATAACTGGCATTTATGCTGCCTACTTTGAACCACCAAGCTGCTGTAGTACCGTCTAAAGTGGTCTGTTCAATCTTCTGCCATATGCCATTTTTCTTCAGTCCGTCATATGGATTAGTGCTGTATGCGTCAACCGCGTATTGGCCAACACTGCCAAATGCGTCTTTTGGAAGTATCACATTGTTTGGCTCTGGTGTTGTGAATCCAAGATCAGTGAGTATGTTGCTGTTGCTGCCTAACAGATCAATCAACGTGGTGATATCGCTGCCAACAATGCGCAAATAATACATGTCGTCAACAGCTGCTACTGTCACGTCAGGCTTGCCAGTGCGAGCATAAATGTAGGCTTTAATTCCAGATTGTGTAATAGTGGTGTTGCTGTTTATGGTGCTAGCCACTGTGCTGAGGCTCATGCCTGTGGTCAACGCTACTGTTACTCCATTAATGACCAAATTGGCATTAAGTGTGATCACAGGACTGCTGGCGTTAGTGGTGATAAAACCACTCTGTACCAATATCTCCAAGTATGTTGAATCGGTCAACACCACAGGTGCATGAGCCGACCACGCATTGGCACTGTTCACGTTACCATTGCTGGCAAATATTCCCCAAGTTGACAGCGCAGAGTTCAACCAAAATTGGCCGGTAGTTGGAGTTCCAGAAGGTTCAGTGGTGCTAGGTATCATCTGATGGAGGTCGATATCAGCACGTAACACATATGCTGTGTTTGCGATACCAAGATACTGATAGGCTGTGAAAAGCCCAAGTTCATTGAGTTGGTTACCATAATCTGGTGTGCCAGCAATGTTATAGAAAGTTGGAACACCAAAAGTCTGTAGCAAATCGCGCTGGCTGCTGATCAAATAAAGTTTATCAGCGTTGGCCGCTAGCGTGCCCGGAGCGTATGCTGTTGTGCTACCCGGTGCCAATTTGTTGGCTGCTGTTGCGATCATTATAAGTGGTATTGTTCCGGTGCCAGCGCTGGCATAGACACTTTCATCTGTGACTGTTACGCTTACGCCTGGTGATACTAAGGTGGCCATCTGTGAACCTCTCCATTGGTGATGTGTGCTGATCTATTTATCAGCACCCTGATAAAAATATGGTTTTAAGCATGGTTGACCCCAAGACATTGGCTTGATCGACAGGGCATTCTACCTTAATATCAACACAGAGGAGATCTATATGATTATTGGAATCTGCGGATTGATAGGCAGCGGCAAAGGCACAGTAGCAGACATACTGGAGCAAGAGCATGGTTTTACCAAGATCAGTTTTGCTGATAGCCTCAAGGACGCAGTCGCAGCAGTTTTTAGCTGGCCTAGGAATCTACTCGAAGGTGACACCGACGATAGTCGAGCGTGGCGCGAACAAGTAGACACTTGGTGGGCTGATAGGCTTGGTATACCAAATCTCACTCCGCGCTGGGTACTGCAGCAATGGGGAACAGAAGTATGCCGTTCAAGTTTCCATGATGAAATATGGATTGCCAGCATGGAACGCAAGCTAAGCAGCGACATTAACTATGTGGTTCCAGACACAAGATTTCCAAACGAGATCAATTTGATCAAGAAATTGGGCGGACAGGTTTGGCATGTAGAGAGAGGACCACGACCATCGTGGTTTGAAAAATACCAGTTGGGCGGATCACCGCCAAGTGATATACATGCCAGCGAATGGGCCTGGATACGTTCCAAATTTGAGCACAACATCAAGAACAATGCCACGCTTGAACAACTCAAGCAAACAGTAGTCGGCTTAATCAGCTGATTAAATAGATGATACAGGAAACCTAGATATGGTTAACGATATCAATATAATGCTATCAGACGGCGGCGAAAGCAGCACAAACGCACAAGCAGCACAGATAGCATCTGCTATTGGACATCAGATAAGCACGCTGACCTATCCAGGATCTGGATTAGATGACGCCGCAGAACATCGCTACGAGCTAGATATGGAGCATCTCAAAGAAGCCAATCGCTATCTAATGCGTGCTAACAAGAGCATGCATAGGTCTTGGCCACGCAGACAGCTCAGTGCCGATAATGCTCTGAGACGTGATAGTTGGATAGCCAGATGGAGCCATCAGGTATACATGTTCGGTTTGTTCACTCAGGATGCTAGCTTGCTCAAGATCAACACTGACATGGCTTGGGCTGCTCAGATGTATGTGGATCGCTTTTTATACGATCAAGAACCTTGGGAACTGTGTGAGCTCTATCTGTTTGACATGAAAAGCGAGAGCTGGTGGCAGTGGAAACAACAGTGGCAGAGGATTGAATCTGTCGCAGCGCCGTATGGAGTGTATACCGTGATGGGTCAGGATAAGTTAACCAACGCTGGCAAATCTGCACTGCGAGATCTATTCGCAATTAGCCAATGATCACGCCAAGCGGCATAGCGTTGTCGATGTAAAGGTCTATGTCCTTTTCAAGACGTTCAATGGTCGCTTTGCTCTCATCTATCAACTGCTGTCCTTTGAGGGTAGTACCGCCTTGCGGTCCTGCCAGCGTGTTGTATTTGCTGTAGGCCTCACCTAGCATGCGTTGACACCAAGCCAGTGTGTAATCTCTGATCCAAGGACGAGCAAATGGATCTTTGATTATCACATCATTGGGACGATACATATAAGCCCAGATCAAGATCTGCTCATTGCCACTGGGCCTGCGTACTATGCTCAGTCGTTTGGTCACAGTGTCAAAGGTATAGTTGATATCACGACCAAACATGCGGCCTGCTTGGTCAAGGTATTCATAAAATAGCTCGTATGTCAACAAGCCAGCACTATATCCACCGCCCGCACCAGCCTGTAGCAGATACAGATTGGTATATGCCAAACTAAATGGATCTATTTGTGTACCGCCTGTGATACCACCAAGTCCTCTGCGAAATAGCTGACGAACTGACACAACATTATCTGGCAAATAATAATCAGTGATATCATTCTGCAGCAGCAAGAATAGATAGCTTTCTTCGTCAGCATTTCCGCTGCGTTGCCTGTATCTATCAAATGCTAAGGTGAGAGCAGTGTTGTAATGACCTGGATCAAGTTCAATGTCAACCATACCTCCGCCAAGCATGAACTGAACTTCGTCAATTATTTGCTGTTGTAAAGGGGAAGTCTGTGTAGCGGGTGGGACTTGTACGGTTGACGTGGCCATGTTTCATTGATCTCCAATGATATTTATGGCATAGTGTCAACCGTCTTTCATGATCTTCATGACTTTGCGGCAGTATCTGCTGGGTTTATTGCGCATAGCCTTGTTCAGTCCTTCGTTGTACCAAGTCAGCGCTTGGCATTCGTCGCCGTGAGCTTGATCAAGTGCCATGCGCATGTATGTCATGCTGAATTCAAGATTCACTTCTGGCTGCAGCAGTGCGTCGCACTTGCCGTTAAATCCAATGCCTCGCGCCGTGCCACACTTGATCTGACCCAGACCATAGTTGCCTTGACTCAAAGCTTTCGCATCCCAGTTACTCTCTAACGTCACAACAGCGATTGCCAGGGTGCTTGGCACGTTATGTTCATGGGCCTTGTCAGCTGTAAGCTGAACCAGAGGAGCGTTGCTGTAATTCGCACCCCCGGCACTCACTGTCTCACAGCCTGCGCATGCTAAACAGAGAGCTACGACCATAGCCATCTTTGTCATTGGCATCTATATTTAGCTTCCCAGCAACGCTGTTGTCAACTTACTTGAACACTTTGATTACCAACGTGTCCTTGTTGAGCCGTCCGTTCACCGGATGCTTCTTGCCTTTGATGTAATCTCCCATGACCACATCCACTCGCTTGCTGGTGGCCGCATCACGCAAGGTCCCTAAGATCTGCTTGGGGTTGCGCAGCGTCTTGGCAAAGCTGGCAGACTCGTCATAGCCTGTGACCTTGGTGCCTTTGATACCAAGTCCAGACTCGCCCGCC